GAGATCGCCTCCAGCCAGTAAGCAGACATCCCCTCGGGTGACTGGTTGTTGAGGCGTAGGCGAGGGGGGAGCGGCGGCAGGCCCCCTCGCCACAACTTCAAGCGGCAGCCGAAACGCTGGCCGCGCGCAGCAACTCCCGCTCGACCTGGCCGATGTGCTGGCGCCGCAACAGATTTACGAAACTTGGTGGAAAAAGTATGGCCCTTCCAAATGACACGCTGAACACCGAGATCCGCAGGCTTCCGCTGAAAGTCCTGAAGCATCTTGAGACCAACGCCCGCTACATGACTGCCGATCAGCAGAAACGGCTGACCGAAAACATCAGTCGCGATGGCGGCCTGACCAGCCTTCCCTTGGTATGGCTGATCCAGAGCGAGGACGGCGTGCCAGACAGCGACCCCGCGATGTTCGATGCGATCGTGCGGACAAAGGAGCAAATGAACGTCCAGAACAGTGCAGTGGCCATTGGCTTTGTCGCTGAACTCGCAAATGAGCGTCTGGCGCAACTCGAAGGGGAAAAAACAGAGAATGGGTCTCCGAAATCTCCGGGCCAAGACACATCAGAGATTGAAAACACCCCTGAAATCGACCTGATCGACAACAACGACAAGGGCGCGGAGGTCGAACACCCTGAACAATCGCGCGCGAAGAAGGGCGGCAAGGCGGCAAAATCGGAGGCTGCGGCGTGAGGGGTTTTATGGGCATGGGGTCTCTGACGCTTCTTGCGTCGTTGGTGACTTCCCGCACGGTTGATCTGATTGATGCCACCGTTGCCGATGATCTGGCGAACACGCCCAAGCCACGCCGGGCATCGCAGACCAACACCGTCTCGGAGGATCCCGACATCGAACGCCCGATGACCCGCCAGCAGCGCCGCCATTTGGAGCGTCTATCCGCAAAGGGCCGGGGTGTGATGGGGGGATCTCGTCGTGCCTAAAGGACCGCATCAGGAAAAGCCCGGCCCGTTGCCGATCCTGACCGTCGAGAAGGTCAAGATGGCGCTGGAGATGACCGGTGGGATCAAGAAGGCGGCAGCTGAGACGCTGGGGGTCGGGCGGACGACGCTTTATGCGTTCATCAACAACAACCCCGAACTGAAGCCGACGATCGAGGAAATTGACGAAACCGTTCTCGACATGGCGGAGGGCAAGGTCATCACCGCGATCAAGGCTGGCGATATGCAGACCTGCCGGTGGTTCCTTGAGATGAAGGGCGGCGATCGCGGCTATTCCCGTCGCCACCAGCACAGCGGCCCCAACGGCAAGGCGATCCAGTTGGAGGCGCCGACCGTCGATGTAAGCGGACTGAGCATGGCAGCGCTGAAAGAACTTCGGGCGGCAATGCTTCATTCGGCTGATGAATCGGACTGACCTGCTCAATGTTGATCGGGAAATTGCCAAGCGGAGCCTGAGCGAATTTACCCAGATGGCCTGGCCCGTCCTGGAGCCGGGTGAGGTCTACAAGCACAACTGGCACATGGACTGCATGTCCGATCACCTGATGGCTTCCGCCAATGGGGAGATCAACCGGCTGCTGTTCAACGTCCCGCCGGGCACGTCGAAGTCGAGCAAGACGAGCGTGTTCTTTCCGGCCTGGCTCTGGGGGCCATTCGGGAAGCCCAACTATCGCTTCATCGGCGCGGCGCACGAGCAGGGGCTTGCCACGCGGGACAACCGCCGGACCCGGTTGCTGATCGAAAGTGAGTGGTATCAGGAGCGCTGGCCGACCAAGATCACGAGCGACCAGAACGAAAAGACGAACATCGAGAACGAAAGCCGGGGTTTCCGGCAGTCGAGCGCCGTTGCCGGGATGACCGGCAAGCGCGGTCACTTCGTCGTCTGGGATGACCCGCAAAACCCTGAAAGCGCGGATTCAGATGTTTCCCGTGAAACCTCGGTGCGGATCTTCAAGGAGACCTTGACGTCCCGCCTTGTCGATCCTGAAACCTCGGTGATCATCATCATCATGCAGCGTCTGAACCAGGACGACGTGAGCGGCCACATCCTCGCCAGCGAGTTGGGTTATCACCACGTCATGCTGCCGATGGAGTTCGAGCCGCATCGGCGCTGCTACAGCGTGGTCAAGCCCTCGTACATGGAAGCCGAAAAGGTTCGAGCGCGGTATCTCGGGACGAAGCAACGCTGGTTCCTCGAAGGCCATCCGGTTCCCGATGACCTGGCCGCGGACGTCGAGCGCCTGCCGGTCCAGGAGGTCTACAACCAAGATCCGCGCGAGGAAGAAGGCGATCTGCTGTTTCCAGGCCGGTTCCCGGAGCATGTCGTTGAGCGCGACAAGAAAACAATGGGTTCATACGCCGTCGCCGGCCAATTCCAGCAACGCCCCGCTCCGCGCGAAGGCGGGATGTTCCGAACCTCGGATTTCGACATCGTGGATGCGATCCCGCCGGTCGTGGCCTGGGTTCGGGCATGGGACTTGGCGGCGACCAAGGTCAACCGCGACAAGCGCAAGAAGAGCAGTTCGAAGGCGGCTTTCACCGCCGGTCTGGCCATGGGGAAGACCATAAACGGGCGGTACATCATCGCGGATGTGACCAGGTTTCAGGAGAGCGTCGGCAAGGTCGAGACGAACATCGTCAACACGGCCGAGCAGGATCGGACCCGGTATCCCGGCATTCGAGGCTCCTTGCCAAAAGACCCCGGCGCCGGGGGCAAGGCCTGGGCCAACACGCTGATCACGAAACTGGCAGGTCACCCATATCGGGCCACCCCAGAGGACGGCGACAAAGTGAGCAGAGCCCAAGCACTCGCAGCGCAGGTCGAGAACGGCAACGTGATGCTGCTGCGCGGCGCTTGGAACAAGGACTTTCTGGACGAAATCGGGCTGTTCCCGGCGTCCAAATACAAAGACCAGGTGGATGCGGCGACACGAGCCTTTTCCGAACTGGTCAACACGAAAACCTTCAATTGGTATGTAGGCGGGGACGATTCCGAATGAGCATTTTCAACCCTCGGACATGGTTCGGGACCAGTCCGCAAGCGGATGACATGACGGAGGAAAAGGCGTCGGCGGCGGGCGGTCTGATTGTGCCGCAGGGCCTTGCAAATCCGATTTGGACGCCACGCGATTTTGCGTCATTCGGCACCGAGGCCTATCAGATCAACCCAATCGGGTATCGCTGCTGCAAGATGATCGCCATCTGCGCTTCGATGCCTAAATGGCTTCTGTTCGATCGCAGCGGAAACGCGATCGAAACCCATCCGCTGCTTGACCTTTTGCGTCGGCCTGCGCCGGGCCGGGGTGGCGGGTTCTTCTTTGAGGCGGTCTACACCTACCTGATGCTGGCTGGAAACAGCTATATCGAGAAGGTCGGCCCTTCCGGTAAGCCTCCGACCGAACTTTGGACGCAGCGCCCAGATCGCATGAAGGTCGTTCCTGGAGCGTATGGGCTGCCGTCGGCTTATGAGTTCAATGTCTCAGGTCGGAAAAAGAGATGGCCGGTCAACCAGCTGACTATGGAAAGCGACATTCTGCATCTGCGGGAGTTTCACCCTCTTGATGACTGGTACGGCCTGAGCCGTGTCGAGCCAGCATCTCAGGGTGTGGATCGTCACAACTCAGCTTCTGCGCATAACAAGGCATTGCTCGACAACGGCGGTCGTCCGTCTGGCGCGCTGGTGTTCGCGCCAGTCACCGCCGACGGCATGTCAACATCGGCGCCGCAAGAGATCATCGAGAAGGCCGAGCGTGAAATGCTGAAGCGCCACGTTGGTCCGAAGAACGCCGGTAAGCCGATGGTGCTGGGTGGCAACATCAAGTGGGAAGAGATGGGCATTTCACCCAAGGACATGGACTTCGACAACAACAAGCAGGACGCCGCCCGTGACATCTGTGTGGCCTGGGGAGTGCCGCACATCCTGATTGTTCGGGGATCCGCGACCTACAACAATGTCAAGGAAGCCAAGGTCGAACTGTACGAAGAGACGGTTTTGCCGCTTGTCGAGTCGGTGACCGACGAACTGAACGTCTGGCTGACCCCGACGTTTGGCGACGGTCTGCGGCTGGCACCGGATCTCGACAGCATCCCAGCGCTGGAACCTCGTCGGGAATCCAGGCGCAAGACCCACGTCGAACTGCTCGAGAAGGGTGTTCTCGATGCCGACGAAGTGCGCGAGGCCCTGCAATATGGTCCGCGCAAGGCAGGGTCGATCCAGTCCTTTGACGCTTCGGTTCTGACGGCATTGGTCAACGCGGTTGAAACAACCGGCTATACGCCGCTGCTTCGCTTCATGAAGAGCGTCGGCTTGTTCGATCCTTCGATGACCGAAGAGCAAGTGTTTGCCGAAGCGCTGCGAGTTCTCGATGACCTTGAGGGCGAAGAGGACGACGCCGCTGAAGAAGAGGATGGCGACGACGACAGCCAAACAGAAACAGAAGATGAGGATTTGGGCGATGAATAACCGGATCGAGACGAAGGACGGCCTATTCAACGGCGACAAGGGGGCAACCCTGAATGTCGAGATGAAAGAGGTCACCGAAACCGGCGAGTTTGAGGGCTACGCCTCGGTGTTCAACAATACCGACCACGGCGGCGATATCGTCATGCCTGGCGCGTTCAAGGACAGCCTGAGCGTATGCCCCCCAGAAAAGGTTCGGATGCTCTTTCATCACGATCCACGCGAAGTCATCGGTAAATTCATGGAGATGCGCGAGGACAGCACCGGCCTCTTTGTCAAGGGACGCCTGTTCCAGACCGTCCAGCGCGGCAAGGAAGTGCATGAACTGATGAAAGAGGGTGCCATCGAAGGCATGAGCATCGGCTATCGCACACGGGAATTCTCAATCGACCGTGACGCCGGGACACGGCGGTTGGAGAAAGTTGATCTGCGGGAAGTGTCGATTGTGACCTTCCCCATGAACGATCTGTCAGGCATCACGCTGGTCAAACATGACGGCAGCCTTCCGACAGAGCGCGAATTTGAGCGGTATCTCACGCGGGATGCTGGGTTTACCGCTCAACAAGCCAAGGCGATCATCGCCGACGGCTATAAATCACTGAACAAGGCCGCGCGGGACGCCGGGCAGGGAAGTGATGACGCTGGGTTTTCCCAGCTTCTTCAACAGGCGACCGCACTTCTGCGCGCCTGATACCAACCTCACAAAAGGAGAG